GTCCGGCCACAAAAATGTTTAACTTTGCTTACGCACCTTCGCAACCGAAGATACCTCTAAAGTCAGATGCGCCAAAAGCGTATCTTTCTCTAGCTTTGTATCTAACGTTGCCAGTATCGAAGTCCCCTTCCATTGAAGTTGTCAATGGAGTTCTTGAGAACATCTTCATACCATTTGGAACGTCCGTAATAATGTACCAAGAATCAGCATCAGTTAAAAAGTTATTAACTCTGTAACCTTGTGGGATCATTCCCATACTGTTGATTGCATTGATGTCATTATCAGCAGTTTGAGTTCTACCTTGAGATTTCATCAATCTTTCAGCGTTGAACTGATTCGCAGAAGGAATTATCATTTTAACTCCTTTAGCTGCGATTCTTAAACCTCTTTCATCAGTCATAGCAGCGATATCAATCAATGCTTGTTCTAATGAAGTTTCATTTAAGTCTGCTTGTGTTGCTAAAGTATTTGCTACAGTACCCGCAATTGTTGGGTGAGCAGTAGAAAGTAAGTTAACGCCATCACCAGTTTGAAAAGCAGTTGCAGCTGCAATAGCTGGTAAACCGTTGTTCAATGGTGCTGCGCCTTTAACTTCTTTAGCGTTAGACATAGATCTTGCTAGTGCTTTTGTGTATCTAGAAGAAAGTCTGTCATAAAGGTTGTCCTCTATTGCTTCTTCTGTGATAGCGAAAGCTAGCGCGATCGTTTCCATTGTGTATCTAGCAGTATAAGTTTCTTGAGCGTCATCGTATGATACGCCAGCACCTTCTGCTTTTACATCTGCGTTAGCGAAACCAGATAACATTACTTCCTCTTCGAAAGCTCTGTCTGATGATTCCGTAGTATAAATCTCAGCATGCTGATTATCATACCTTTTGTACTCAAGTCCGAATAGTGCATTCAAACCTGGCTCTAGTTCTTTAACTAGCTGTGCTCGTGATATTGCCATATTATGCTCCTACCGTTCCTGTTCCGAACCATTGTGACTTATTAGCAACAACGACAACAGAAGCTTGGCCTGAAAAGCCTGCTAATGCTGGGTTAGTTTGTGGAGTAGTTGTAAGATCCTCATTTTCTGGATCTTCCGCTACTCTTAACAATCTCCATTGGTTGTTAATGTCATGAACAGTTCCTACTGTTAATTGACCATTTGATTGTCCAGATATAGTAGAACCGGAAGCTGTTGTAGTTCCTTCTGCTCTAACTGTTAAACCATATGTTCTTCCCATGTTAACTTGTGCTGCATCGCCAGTGGCACCTAATCTAGTGTCTAGCTGTACAACATATTGTTGAAATGGATTATCTATTACAAACGCGTCGATGTCACCGTTGTTTACATTCGCTGCTGGTACCGTAGTGCCAGGAAAGAATGAAGCAAAAGTTGGTTTTAATGTATTTGCATCTGTGTAGAAGCAACCATTAAATACACCAATCGTTGGAACTGTAATAGCGTCTTGAGCAGATATTATATAACCCGCATCTACATTGGCACCTGATGCACAGTCAATCTGTACAGGCATGCCTAAATATAGAGAAGTTGGATATCCACTATCGATTTTGTATTTATCTTGACCACCAGTAGAAGGTGTTGAACCTAAAGTACCAGCAGCAATCAAACCAAAACCTTGTGTGTTTCTATTTGCCATTATGTTTTTCTCCTTATGAACCTGCCGTCGTAAAACGGCCTCCAGTTCGGTTTATATTTTTCGTTGGTGTTGGAAATATTATTTCTTAGTACCACCGAAGTTTTTGCTTGAACGCTCGAATTTCATCGGCATTCTTTTATCCTGATCCCTAAGTAAGTCGTTTTCTACAGCTTCGTCTTGACCTTCAGTTTGTCTTCTCTGATAATCAACACGACTTTGCGCGAGTTCTTCGGGTATCCTTGCCAGGAGAAGGCCACCTACTCCAATCACTCCAGCGTATTTTCCGTCCATAACAACAGGATATTCTTCAGTGTCGTATTCGTCAGCTCTCACTAACTCGTAACCAGATCTCAATCTACCATGAATATTCTTGGTGTCATTGAAACCCATTGACTCTGCTCGTATCCATCTATGCCTGAATCCATCGGGCGCTGTGGGTGCATCTAAAGATGATGGTGGCTTGTACTCTTTTGGTCTTTCAGTTTTTGACCGAGTAACAGCCGCACGAGAAGTTTTATTTTCGTCTTTTTTCATACTATGCTCCTTCCGTGAGTTTTAGTTGTTTCGCATACTCTTCTAGTGGCACACCTAATTTTTTAGCTATTGCTACCTGTGATGATGTGAGTCTCACAGTTTTGCGACCAGGTTTTGAGCTTCTGTTAGCCGAAGCTACCGACTGAACGGCCCTGTTCGTTTGCTTTGTATCATTATTATCAAATTTATGTCCAAAGTCAACTCTAATCCTTTTATCAATTTCTTGATAATAATCGTTTGATTTAGGATCATAACCTTCTTTATCAACAAGATCTTTGTGAATCTCGAATGCAGTAAATGTCATAGCTCTATCTGTTCCGAACCATCTATTTTTTGCAGCCCAATCTTCAGCCATAGGATCAGCCTGAGGCATTTGTTGAGGGGTTTGATTTGGTAATTGTCCACCGTCTGACAGTTTAACAGGTGTTTCCTGTTGAACTGGTGTTGCGTCTTTTCTTTGCTTAAGTTTAGCGTTCTCGAATGCTAACTCAGCAATTTTTTTATTTGCTTCAACTTGAGCTGTTGCATCACCTGCTTCTATGGCTGACGCTAATTGTGTTTGCGCCATGTCCATACCAGATTTTACACTTTCCTCAAACTTAGCAGTGTAATCAGAATCAACTTTATTAAATCTTTCCTGATCTAGTTTTCTTTTATTTTCAATTGCAGTAGCGTATTCGATTGCAGCAGCTTCTCTTCTTTCTGCTTCTCTCATCTTACGTGTAAGTTTAGCAATTCTAGATTGCACACCTTTACTGTAATCTTCTAATTCTTCATCACTCTTTTTTTCTGTTTCTTCTGTTGGTGTTTC